GGTTTTATTTTATTTTTTTTTTAGAGAGATCATTACAGAATATTGAGTTTTACAATAATTCTAAAATTAATCATTTAGATCGTCTCAACTTGGAAGGACAGGGGGCAGTTCCTGCTACTTCCAGCTTCTTCTAGGAAGTGGTCGCGAGGCCAGTAGAGTGCTTGCAGTTCAGCGCTTCTTTTGGATTTGCGGTGTAGTCGGCAAGTGACTTCGTTTTCTGAGGGAAAGTGATCGAGTTCGATAAAGCCTATAGAGGCGTTTGGGTCGAACAGACCATGAAGTCCGGTCGAGCTGGGGGTAAATCCAGCGTATTTGAGTTCCGAGTATATGTGGTTACAGATCGGGCGAATTTTTGGGTCTCCACAACTTGCGTAGTAGATTCCAATCGCTCGAGCCATGAGCCTTGGGTAAGTATCACGGAGTGACTTAGGGTGGAGTAACTGAGCTAAAAGTTGGTTTGAATCCCGCTTGGGGTATCCATTCCAGTTTATGTAGCTGAGAACTTGGGCACCGTGAATTCCTGAGGATGCGCCACATTTCTTGGAGTTCAATTTTGAATTGAAGCGGCGTCGTGCTTCGGTAGAGAAGTCTTGCAAAAAGTCAGCCCATTTCGAAATGGGTATGTGCTTGAGGATTCCGAAAATAACGTCATCGCCTAATACTTTTAGGAAGTAACGGTCAGTAATTCGAAAGCCTAGTGCTTCTAGGGTGGTGACAACCATAATACAGTTATAGAATGAGTCCCAAAATTGGGTACAGAATATTCCGGAGGGCATTCCGGCGAATCGGCGTCGATAGACTTTGCCGGTCGTGGTAGTACAAGGTGTGTCTTTGTAAGCGGTTCCGATCCAGTTCCAGAGATTTTGGAGTCTCTGAGGGTTAGTTCGGCATGTGGGGTAAGTCCGGGTAGGACAGTAGTTCCCACAAAAACAGAAGTATGATTTGACAGCGTCTCGGCAGTCGTCGAGCATTGAGAAGTAAACTCGCATATCGAATTCACTCCAATCAAGGTTGAAGATAGTGCAGAAGCTTTGCCATTGTTGATAGAATTCGTCATTCAGACGATACCATCCACCATTTAAGGTTTCATAGTTCCATAGCAGCGGTGTTTCAGAGTTAGTAAAATAATCACTAAATAAAGGCCAGAAGAACATAGCTTCAGCGAAGATTAGGGATTTGGGGACTCCGAACACGGTTCTGATCTTTGGAGGTTCGCCAGAGCGAACCAGAGCAGGTTTCACATGTAAGTCAATATGGTGCAGAGTTACGGGTCGCGCGTCTTTCACTTCGTGAGTGTAGTGACGGCAATAGGTAAATATATCATTGTAGCAGTTGTGAAAGGACATTCGAGCATTGTCGAGAAGGCCTAGTTGCTTGGATAATTGCACCTTTTTCTTGAGTAAAGGGTCGTGCGTGAACGGGCGTTCAGCACTAGTAGATATCTTCCAGGGGTACCATCTTACGTCGGTAAAATGGACAGGGTGAATAGGAGCAGATGGTCGAAACCATTCAGTCACTGTATCAAAAGCCTGTGAGTAGTAGTTATCTTTTATGATGTCGAAAGGCTCAACGTCGTATCGCATGAAAAATTGTTCAGCGGTGTCTTCATCAGCATGAGAGCGGTAATATCCATTGAGGACGGTATCGGTGTCATTAGAGCCGAGTAGACTGGAGTAGAGGCAGATCGATGAGCGGACGAGTTGTTGGCAGGCGAAGTACCAATCGTTAGGTGATTTCGCAAACCGCGGGATGGCGGGCCAATGATGGTCTAGTCCGAGGTATTCAAGATTTGACATTTCTTGGTTTTCTTAGGAAAAGAAGGTAAAAGCTTAGAAAAAGTAATACAATAAAATTGTAAATTTTTCT